ACGAAGTAATAAATAACTCTGCTGTATATAACTTACTTAGAACTAAAGGTAAAAGATTATTAAACGATAAACAAATAAAAGTATTAGGTGATGAAACAATAGTCAGAGGTAAAAATTATTTAGCTAGTAGGCAAGGTAAAGAAATAGAAGAAAAAGCATTTATTGCAGATACAATATTTGAAAAGTCATTAATAAAAGGTATTTTTGACAGAAAGAATAAATCATTAGAAGTATTTAATCCAAGAACTAACACCATTATGCAAAACATGGATGAGTACAGCTACACAACATTATTAGATATGAATGATGTTAGAGCAAACATCACTAGAAACATGAGTGCTATGGACATACATCAAAGAGCAATGGAAGCATCTATGGAAGCAAACGCTAACTTATTATATAACTTAACTGAAAGAGGATATTTTGCACAAGCATACAGAAGTTCATTTGCTTTCTTTGAAGCATATCGTGAGTATATGGGTAGATACTTACTTCTCACTGCTAACAATCCAAAAGCTGCTGTACAAATAGGTCAAGGTGTTAGAAGAGGTATTGAAAACAATGTTATTACACAAGATAGATTTGGTGATTTATATGTGTTTATGCCTACAGCAGGAACACCATTACAAGTACACACAAAGTCTGAACTAGGTGGTTTAGCTACAGAAGATGTATCTGATGAGGAAAGCAGAGTATATATTAAAAAAGGTTATCCACTTAAATCATTAGGTGTTGGTGGTGTAGGTTATCTGCCATCATTAGGTGATGGTATAACTATGCCTTTAGGTTTTCTTCTTAGAAATAATCCTGGAGGTAGAAGATTTGTAGAGAAAAATATTATGGCAGGTTTCCAGTTACCTTTTAGTGATGAGCCATTATCACTAACAGAATTACCTGCAGAGTTAGTAGATATGGCAATACCATCAGTTGCAAAGAACTGGTTTAATTCTATGGGCAAGTCGTTTGGGTTTGAAGGTGTAGATGAAGATATATGGATTTCTTCTACTACAAATGGTATGCAGATAGCAGCACAGTTACATCCTGAATATGCAGATGATGTAGATAAGATACAAGAAATAGGTGCATTAGTTAGAAATAATTTATACACAATAAAAACATGGGATAGGTTTGTTAGTCCATTTGCACCAAAACTTAGTGTCCTATACAAAATAGAAGGTAACGAACAAAGTTTTAATGAATGGTATGGAGAAGAAGGGTACGAAGCAGGTATTGCATACAACAATATGGTTGAGTTAGCTGCAATACATGGTTTTTATCAAGACATGAGAAAACAGTGGAACTCTATACTTGGACCAAGACAAGGAGAGTATTACGCATTATTAGAAGTTGTTAGATTACTTGGTTTAGATAAGTATGATATAAACGAACAACTAACATCTGCAGGTTTACAAGTTAGAGGTAAAACAGTATCAGAGGCAGGTAGAATCCCAAGAACTACAAAAGAATATGAGTTTGTAAATGACCATCCAGAATTAGCTGAAGACTTTGGTCCTGTACTTGTATATTTTTCAAGAAATATAGATGAAGGTAAAATAGATTTCAGTGGTTATCAATCTGTAAAATACATGGGATTAATAACTCCTAAGAATGATGATGAAATGTACTTAGAGGTACAAAGATATTTAGCATCAATTATGGGTAGAGCAGCAAAAGATGATAAGTTACAGAGTCTTATAGCTACAGGGAAAGATACACCAGAAAATATACAGGCTGCAAATGCAGTCATAGATGCAAAATTAGGTAATTGGTTTCCTATGGCTTATGGTAAGTCAGAGCAAATGAATAAAGTATTAGGTGGTGAATTACCAGAAAGATTGCAAAATGGTGTGCTTGTAGATTATTTAGTAAGAGCAGTAGATGACCCAAGGTTTGCAGAGTTTGATATTACACCATTTATAAAAGAATATGTAGATTTTAGACAAGTAGCAATAGACACTATACAGGATGAAAAGAATTATCCTAATGAACAAAACGCTGTGAACTGGTTAGTTACATCTGATACTAATGAAGCACAAGAAATAAGAATGAAGTTATATGATAAAGGGTATGAGATTATAACAAAACAACCCTTGTTTATGGTAGTATTTGATGAAGTATTCAGTTACGAGTTAAATAGATTTGGAGTCAATAACTAATGCCACATATACCAGGACACCCTGCAGAAGATGATAACAATAATGAAACAGGTGGTTTGCCATATCTTATGCCAGATGAGGTAGAAGAAGATAGTAAAATACTATCACCAGAAAATGTAGCAGAACCTTCAGAAAGTATGTTTTCACAAGGTTCAAGTAATGCAACACAGTTTGCACAAGAAATAGTAGATTTATTTAATATGGAATTAGATGACCCTAATAAACCATTAGGTAAAGGATTTCAAAAAGAATATGAAGTACCTCAATATGATGATAGTGGTCAAGTAAAAACAGACCCAGATAGTGGTTTGCCTAAAGTTAAGGTTGTATCTGCAGAAGAGTTTTTAACAAGTGACTTGTATCAAAAAGAAAGAAGAGAAATGTTTGGTACTGGAGAAGCATTTCAGTATGTTTATTATCAAAGAGATATATTAAAACAATTTAATGCTTTACCTCCTGCTATGCGAATAGCAACAAAAAACTTATTATCAAGTGCAGGATTAATTAATTTAGATAAGACTTTTGGAACTTATGCAGATGTAGAAACACTTAAAGGTTTAAAACTAGTTATGGACTTTAGCATGAACAATGGTGGTAAGATGTCCTGGATGGTTGCAGGTAAATCATTAAATGATTATGCACAATCTCAAAAAGCATACATGACAGGAAGTTATGAGTTTACAGAGGAAGACCTAACAGATTTTGTTGATGATATGTTAGCAGGTGCAGAAACAAGAAAAGGTAGTCCACTATCTTCTAGCGAAAAACAAATAATTATGAAGAAGCTAGGTGTTAGTGCAGAAGAATACGCATCATCACTTGGTGACTTACAACCTGAACAACCAGAAAGATTAGACTACAACCCACTTACAGGAGAAACAATATTTGTTCCAGAAGTAGAAGCAGAAGAACCTGACCCAGAAATATTAACTAAAGCAGGTGAAGATGTACTAGATGAGATATTCGCACCTAGAGAAGCATTAGCAGAAAAAGCAGAAGAAGAAGATGATACTTTTGCTAGAGTGCAAAGAAACCTTAGAGGTTTATCAGTGGCAGAAGGAGGATAATATGGAATTAGAAGCATCAATACCTGCAATAGAAATTATAAAAGAACTTGAAGAATTAAAATTAGAAGCATATCAAGATGGTGTTTCTATATCAATAGGATATGGTCACAGTAACACATCAGGTGGAGAACAATTTGAATTAGGTGACACTATAACCGAAGAAAAAGCAAATGAGTTATTGCAAAAAGATTTACAAGAAACACAAAGAATTGTAAATCAAAGATTAAAAAATTATGGTATTACATTTAATCAGGAACAATTTGATGTTATGGTAATAGGTACATTCAATAGACCAGGTAAATTATCTAATAAGAAATTTTATGATGCGTTGTTATTAGATAATGAAGATGATGTTAAAAAAATATGGAATACTTCTGTAACAGAAGAAGATAGAAAAAATTTTCCAGGACTTGTAGATAGATTAAATGTTGAATTAGGTATGTTACAACCAGATAGAGGAATCCCAGAACCAGAAGAAGGTTTTGAGCCTGGTCCAATACCATCTACAACTACTACAACTACTACAACAATGCCAGAACAAGATGAGGAAATAGATACAACAACTAGAAGTGAAGGTGTTACAAATATGTTTGGAACACCACCACAAGACATGTCAAGAATGTTTGCAAGTGGTGTTTATGATTTAGCTTTAAATATGATGGAGAAACAAGTTAATAGACAAAGAAGCGAAAGAGGACTTGAACCTATTAGAGCGAAAGAAAAGAAAAAAAGTATTAAAGATAGAAGTTTTTTTGAAGAAGCATTAAGAATATTGGGTGGTATATAATGGGATATTTTGAAGATTTAGAAAAGAATCGTGACAAAGCACCTAGAAAAGGTTTTACAAAGAAAGATATTCAAAAGTATAAAGATAAAATACTAAAGAAATAACTATGGAAATAGAAGAAATTATTTCCGAAAAAGATAGAATACTCAATGACTTATTTGAAGGTCAGATAAACCCTTCTGCACATTCAGGTAATTTAAAAGATTTAACACCTGCACAACTTTATAGACAAACTGCATTAGAAATGTTTTTAGATAATAACTGGCATCACATAGATTTAGAAGAGGCTTGGAATAATATTTTGTCTATGACACAAAAGGGAAATGAAAAGTTACTTAGAGATAAAATAATAAATTATTACCTTGATGCTAATGAATTAAACAAAGCTGCAGAAGGATTAGTATTTGAAGCGTGGGATAAACCTGCTACTACTGCTTCATCACAACAAGTTTTACCAATTTCATGGAAATTTAAAGAGATGATTGATTCTTCAGATAGTATAGATGATGCTTTAGGTAAATTAAATAAATTATTAGATGATGCAGAAGCCTCTAGGTCATTAAGATATGAGTTTGCAGAAATTATTAATAATATAAACAGACAAGAACTTTACTATGGCATAAGACATGTGATGCCTGAAAGTTTAGAGATGAGAATGTTAATTAATTATGGTGAAGAATACATACACATGTTGGAAACACTTAACAGACCATCATTTAATACAAACGAATTTGCAGACCTTAGCTATGGAAGAATCCCTTTATCACCAGAAAGATTAAAAGAGCTAGGTATAGAAAAACCATATATTGCACCCAATAATATAGCTGAGTTAAAAGAACTTCATCAAAGATTTTTACAAGAGTTTCCAAAAAAAGCTAAAGAATTTATATTAGGACAAAATATATTTGTAGATATTGAAAACCGAGATGCAATATTAGGAAATGATGAATTTTATCAATACACTGGAATGGCTACAGCTTCAGATGAAATGCCATCTATTCAAATGAGTAACAATCTAACTAAAATATATGAAAAATTTTTAGAAGAAGCAAGACAAGAATATATGTACGAAAAAGCAGAAGCGTATGGATTTGAAGATGCAAATGAATGGTTTGAGGCAGTCTATCGAGAGGTAGAAACTGATGGACCAAATACAATATTGTGGGATAAAGCTACTAAAGAATCTATTGAATATGGAACAGAGGTTGCTAAAAATAAGTTGAACAGTTATTTTACAAAACCTGTAATTAGTGATGCTTTTCCTGATGAGATAGGTTTTGATTTAAGTAGAGTGTCACCTGGAAATCCTATTTATAATGTTGTTAATAATCCATTAGACCCAAATATTGTTACAACTATACCTGACATACCTACAACTGTAGTAGCAGAAAGAGCTAGATTAGAAAAATTTATAAAAAATAACATAACAAATCCTGAACTTCAAGAAGGTCTTCTTAAAAGATATTTAGATTTTGATGAATATGTAAAAGGATTACCTACTAATATCTCAGAAGAATTATTAGATTATACAAATAAAAATGTTGATTATTTTATTGATATGTTTAAAAAAGATTTGAATACTCAACCACCTTTTCAATATCCTTTAAGTGAAAATATTAATAGTTTCTTTTTTGATTGGGAAGAACCTACTCCTTTAGAAGATATGTATTGGGCAGAAGTAGAAGATTGGGAAATAGACCCTGATGGTAATCCTATTAACCCACATAAAAGACCTGAAGAAATGTCAAAATTTCAACAAGAATTAGAAAGTCAATATAAAAGAATAATTGAAGAAAGTACAGACATACCTACAAATGTAGATAATGTAAAAACTTTAGATATAGAAAACTATAAACCTATAACTATAGAGGTATTAGATGAAGTAGGACTACACGCAAGA